TAATTAGCTGTACTAATCGCTTGTTTTACATTTACTGTGGTTATAGTAGAACCATTTGGGAAGTGTAGTCCGACAGTATAAAATACATGAGAGCTACCATTTAAGGTAACTTGCTGGTTATAGCTGACATAGTTATCAGTTATAATTTCACAAGTTAGGGCGAAAGATTCTGCTCTCAATACTTTTTTCCTGGATTTGGAGTATAAAATATTAGCACTAATTGTGCTGCAAAACACATCCATTGTGCCATCAGTTAAAGCGTCTACATAGGCAGTATAATTAGCATTTTCTTTTGTAACGAAAGCTTCTTTTAAAGTATCTGTTCTTCTATAAATATGCTCTCTCTGTGGTGTGCTACCAAGGAGGAGTGAAAGAAACAGTGTAATAAATATAAACTTTTTCATTAGTTTCCTCCCACGTCTGATTGTATTTCATATTCTAAAATAATCTTGTATATTTTAGGGTATAGGGTATAAGCCATGTAATCATCTTTAGATAGAGATACATATAGAGTATACCCACCATCTTTTTCGGTATTTGTTGTGTAACTATTATTTAAAATCAATCCATCAAAGCCACCTCGGGTGTCATAAATTACCTTACCCCGGTATGTAATTAATTGAACATCAATTTTTGATTCAGCAACAATGACTTCATCAAGTAAGAAAGAGTCACCACGCCATTCTAAGTCTTGGTTAGCTTGTTTTGAAGCGAATGTATCTAATTTACTGTTTCGGTAATTGTCTACACATTGCCAGTAATCATTTAGGCGTCCAAAACAATAACTCTCAGCCCTATCTTGGTAGTCATCATGTTTGTGACCATACCAATAATTATATCTTTCGTTGTAGTATGTTTCCTTTGAGGAGTCAGTAAATTGTAACTCTGTTATAAATTCAGTTATTACTCCTGCACCTTCTACTCTCAGTCTTCTAAAAGTGCAACCATCTGGTAAATCAATGTGTATGCTACCATTGCTTTCTCCATTACCATTTATGCTCAAAGCATCTTGGTCTAAAACAAACCCTATATTATCGCTGGTATTTGCTTGACTGGTTTCAACTAATTCCCACCCATAAATGGTTTTAGTCTCAACTGATTTGCCATTAAAATTTATTTTATTTAAAGTCACATTGTTTGCGGCTAAATCAAATTCCGTACTGTTGATAAAAGAAAATATGGCATCGATATTTGCATTCCTTTGGTATCTTAGTATTGGGTTCCCAGAAACTACAGTAAAAGGTACTGAAGGTGTCAAGGCTCCGGAAAAACATACTAGCAATAAACAAAATATAAACTTTTTCATTAGTACCCTCTCACATCTGTATTTATAACTTCTGCACCCCATGAAAATATCTTCATGGATTTGTTTACTGTAGTATTTTGAAATTTGAATTTCATATTTCTGGCATAGAATCCTGTTTTTGCTTTCTTGATTGTAAAAGCATTAGTGGAAGCGAAATAAGAAGACGCATTTGCTATAGCAGTATCATAAACAGAAGTAGTGGCCAATACAGGGTCAACACTTCCGGTTACTGTATTCTTGAATTCATCCATAACCTCGATAGAAATAGGAGAAGAAGAAAACTTTTCTTCTGATACCACATAAGTGTACATCAATTGTGCATAAGTAAACTTATCATTCATAGCTTTAAAATGAGTTTCAAATAAAGCGGTATAAGCTGCATCATTATCATTGTATAAACTTTCATCATCATAAATAGAATAATCAAATTTATGTATAAAACCATCTGCATCACCAAAAACTAAAAATTTAGTCTTGTGATTTTTTACCTCACATGAAGATGTAAGGTTAGAAATTCCATACTTGGAATAGGAATTCATATCTGAATGAAAAACTAATTGTCTGTCTGATACATCCCTGTTACCTTCTGGGTAAGCAAGTATATATTGATTTCTTTTGCTATGAAATACTGCGAAGCTATTTTTTAAACCTTGTAAACTTGCTTCATCAAATGTTTCTTTAACTGGCTTGGACACTGTAAAGGAAACCCCATACTCTGGCAATGCTTCTAAGCTTTTCTCAGACTGGAACATGATATAGTCACCGCTAGTTTCTATTCCATTTTGTACATTCTCAATTCTTACTTTTCTAATTGTTTCCTTTGAAACACATCCCTTCAAAGATTGTACGGATTGTCTGATATAAGGAATAATAGAACTTCCAGAATATTTTAGGTAATCTACTCCTTCTAGTTTAAATATGAATAATTTGCTTCCTAAAGTTTCCAACCCAACACAAGTTCCGTTTCCTGCTGTTGCATTATTAGGAGCATTGCTCCAATCTGTACCATCTAAAATTGTAGACCAATAAATAGTGTCTCTGGTCACTCCAAATAATTTTCCATCATATTGGGCAATTGCTATTAAACCTGTTGGAACATTTACTGATTCAACAGATAACCAAGTTATGTTATCATGAGTATAATAAAGTCCATCAATTGGATTGGTCATAAATAGTTTGTTATTTAAGATCGCAAATGAAGGTAAAACAGATGTGTTTAAATCTGTCATAACTTCTGTAAAATCTCCAGTTAAAACGTCAAAGTCATAAAGACTTCCGTTACTACAAAATACAGTAGTATAATCAATTTTATTTATATTTGAAAAATAGATAGATAGAACTTTACCGCCAAGAGCAGAAGAATTTACTTTCTGTATTCCAGTTCTTTGGTGAATAGACACGTATTTTCCAGGGTTGCCCTCTGATTTTTTGAAGTAAACATTGTAAGCATCTTTACATTGTGTATCAAAAGGTGTGGATGGGTTAGGGGTATCGTTTATTCCTCCGCCATTAATTGGATAAGATATAACTTGTGGTATCATTCTGAATAAGTCTCCTCAGATATTGAAAATCTAGTGTAATGTGGGTACAAAACACCTAAGTTTTTCATGTCTTCTTTTGCTCTGGCATAGAAACTATCACTTCTTGTATCTCCGTTTGGCAACAATACATCAGATACTATAATATTCTCTAGGTAAGATTTAGCTACTTCTGGTAAATAAAGAGTATCATCAGCCCCAGATAGTGTTGGGTGAGGCTTATATTTTCTTAAATTAGTTACAACCAAAGTGCTAGAAGCCTTTAGAGTTGTTAGCGTAAAAACATCATCGGAGGTAGTTATAGAAAGTTCAGCATTGTCATTGGCAGATTGTGTTACCCTGTCAATTTGTAGCCACACATAAGAACTGGTAACAGAACTATTAGCCTCAATTGTCAATGTTTCTTTCTTACAGATAGCTTTTCCATTACTTTCTACCCAACCTTCTAAAGTAACCGTTCCGGCATCTCCGACATCAGTAGAAACTACTTTAACAGTATCTTGCAATTTTAAGGTATCAAATCTAAATCTCTCCTGTAAAATTGCTATTTTTCTGTTGATTTCATCTTTAATTCTATCTAAGGTATCAGTAGAAGTATCAAAGCATTTATCTTGTATTCTTCCATATAAGCTAGAAAAAGTTGTCATTGTTTCCTCCATAGTAAAAAGGGGAGGGTAGTTCCCTCCCCCGTTAAGCAGCTAGTTAAATTCTAGTTCGATTGTTACTCAGTAACTGGGCAAACAACAATCATTCCCTTATCAGGTGCAATAACTGTAGCAGCTCCGTCCCATCCATAACCAACTGTGCTTTGTCTGTTAAGGGCATCCTTCTTATCAGAGGTGTCACCTTTAGCAGTCTTAATAATCATCTCTGGCTGTCCATCAATTTCAGAAACAGCAAAAGAATCCTTACCAAGTGCTAGGTTATAAGCCAAAGCTACACCATCAGCCATATCCTGGCCTGTGCTCATGTCATCCCAAACTGCAATTTGAGAAGTAACAAGGACTCTAAACCTAAGAATCTGTCCAACTTCACCAGTAAGAGGATTCAGAACATCTTGATATTTTTCAATATCTTTAAATTCTGGAAGAACTCTCAAGGTTTCAGCTACTTTTGGATGCACTGCTAATCTGTACAGTCCATCATCAAATGTAGGTACACTAGCCTCTTCAAACCTTCGCAAAATTGAGTTAAGTTTGTTGATATTTAGTCCCCATTCATTTTTAGATTTCAACACTGAAATAGTATCAGCAGCTATAGCTGTAACTAAAGCGGCAACGGTCGCTGGTGTTGTTCCATCGTTATAAACATAATTACAAGGTAAATATGCATGTTCCAATGTGGCAGCTGTCACATCACCACCTAGCAGATAATCATTTTCATTATCTTCGTAAAACAGGTCGTTTTCAGTTGCTACATTGCTAGTCGCATTGTCTTTGAACAATTTTGAATAACAATACAAGTCAACTGAGTCAGCAGCGGCTTTACCGAATTCGTTAGCATAATCCTCAAGAATTGGGTCTAAGGCAGTCATTACCAATCTTGTCCCAATAGTAGTAAACTGACCAAGAGTAACCAAGGAAGCACTAATTCTACTAGAGCTAGTAGTAATAGAACTTCCAGAATCACCTTCGGCTAATTCTGTAAGGGATGCAGAAATCTTGTTAAGTCTGCTGAAATTAATAGTTGTTCCGGTTTGTTTAGGCATAGGAACAATTTTACCTAATGGCATAATGACAAGGTTCTTGTACATGTTAGATACAAGAGTCATTACATAATACTGTTTTAACAGGTCAGCCTGTGTTGCGGTAGTAAACGCACCGTCTACTGTACCGTCGGCTGAGTTTAAATATTCAGTCATTTTTTATCACTCTCCTAAGTTCGATTATAGTTTTTTGCCACACCAACTTTATTAGCCAAATAGGCTCTAAGTTTAGCAGGGTCTTTTTCTTTAGCTGGGCTGTACTCGGAGTCTCCAGGATTAGTTTGTTTAGTCTCTTTTGCCACCTTTGGGTCTTTATCAGAAGTATCAACTGATACGCTTTTTGATAAAAGTCCTTTAAGTAAAGTATGAGCAACAATGTACCCACCTTGACTTTTCTTTAACGCTGGCATTTGAGAAAAAATCTCCTTTTCAATTAAACTTTCAACATCATCATTCCAGGGAAGCACTTTATCATTCACTAAAAGTTCTTTAGCTTTAAGTCTCTCCTGTTCAACTTGATTACTCATGGCCGCTTCTTTTTTGTCAGCCAAAATAAGTTCTTTCAAGTCTTTGACTTCTTTGAGTAAATTAGATTTTTCTGGGTCTGACAAATCATCATCATCAACTATATCTTTTTCTACTTTCTTAATGTCTTTAGTTTTCTCTTCTGTAGATTTTTCTTCTTCTTTTCCTGAAAATAACCCTTTGAAAGTATTTAACGCATCTTCATCGATATTGAATTTCTTCTCTTCTTTTTTCTCTTCTGGTTTCTTTTCTTCTTTATCTGCTGGTTTCTGCGATAATTCAGTTATCTTTTTAGTTGCATCCTTGTGCATTGCAATAACTTCTTCAACGGACTTTCCTTCATACTTTTCGTCTTCCTTGACATCTTTGATTTCTTCTTTTTTCTCAGGGGTCTTTTTAGTTGTCTGTTCATCAGAACTTTTAACATCTTCAGATTGTCCCTCCTTTGTTATCAAACTGTCATCTTCTAATTTCTGGGCATTGGCGTTAATGTCTTTAAGCAAGTCTGCTTTTACATCTGCAATGTTATCCAGTTTTTTGTCTCCCATGCTATTCCTCCTCTAAAATATTTTTGTCGGCAATTTCTTTTGCCCTCATTTTTATTTGTTTCCTATACTTTTCAGCGATTAGTAGGCCTTTAAGTTCTCCTGCCAAGTAGGCTGGGTCTACTTTTTTAGTGTCTAACTCACACAACTCTTTAATAATTTCTTCTTTTCTATTATTAATTTTATCATCTATAATAATAAAGCCTTTAGATTTTTCTAATTTTTCAATTAGGCTGGCTTTATCTAAAGTTTCCATTTCATATTGTTGATTTTTATTCATTATTTGTTACTAACTCCCTGTATTCCGCCTGATTGTCCACCATTATTTAAATTATTAGATGATACGGTAGAATCTGTCACATTAGCCCTTTTTGTCTGGTCTTGTGGTTTCTCTATCCCACCATTCATTAACATCTGTTGTAACAGAGTTTGTTTATTTTCTTCCTGCTTATTCCAATATCTACTAAAATGTCTTAGCCCCATAGCTTCATACATGTCCTCTGACCAGTTCTTAACATCAAAACCCTCCATCAACATGAATTCCATAAAAGGCCTCATAGCTACCATATAGTTATTCATCTGGTGAACTTTTTGTTCTTTGCTTAAAAGATTTCTTACTCCAGCAGAATAAAAATTCCCTGCTCCATCAAAAGCATCTTTTGTTAATTCCATTTTAACAGGGTTTCCCTCATTAAATATCTTAACATAATTTTTAGATTTGTTAGATTGATTATTCAAAGCAATCCACATATTAATCATAGGTTTTAAAGCAGTATCTTCTAACCTTTTGAACACATCCTGTACTTTAACAGTTTCAGCAGACATGTTTAATTGGGTTCCACCTACAGTTGGGTTACTTGTTTGCCCGCCTAAAAACTTAGTGCCTACTGCTTTCTGTGCAGAGTCCTCTAAAGATAAAACTTCACTGTATGCTTTTTCAGTGACATCTTTAAATACAATTTCTGTAACATCGTCCACTTCATCAACATGAATAACTCCGAGAGGTCTGGATTCTAATTCAGCTTCATTTATGCCTGAATCTCTTTTTACTTTCCACATCTTATTTAATATCACATTAATATTTGCGTTTCTCTGGTTAACAATAGTATTTGTTTGCCTTTGCTGCCCTTGAAGAATCTCTGGTATACCTTTTCCCCAGAATTGTCCTGGAACAATAGAAAATCTTGCGTAAGTAAAAGGATGTCTGCCGTGTTTAAAAGGATTTTTAAGTTTTCTAATTGTAACACTATAATCAATTGCAACAACAAATAAGTTTTTATTGTCAGAACTCCAAAATTCTATGCACCTTATCATGCCTTGTCGGGTGTCACTAGCTTTGACATTTATTCCAGAAGCTATTTTTTTATCATCTTTAATTCTATTCTCATAAGTACTTCCAGTACTGGAGCGTTCTGATAAGGTATCTAAATTGATATAGTCAAAAGACTCTTGATCTGCTTTTAACTGTTCAAGCGTAATGTCAAAAATATGTCCTTTGTAAAAACCATCCATTTGGTTAGCTTTAGGGTCTATCATAAAATTCTCATTGTCTATGTTGACAAAAGTTGGAACGCCCTTGTCTATTTTATGTTCTCCAGAAACCTCTGATACGTCACTTGGTTCTCCATCCCAATAAACCTTTGCAATAGCTGTTCCATAGATTAGCATTTTTAGTATAAATTCGTCAAGTTTAGAGTACAGACTAATTCTTTCTTGCTGCAAATCAATTATTTTTTCCAGGGCTTCTCTTTCTTCTTTTCTATAAAGTAACTCGTCCTCTAACTTAAAAATAGGGCTGGTACTAAATATGGTATTCATAATATGAGGAGCCAAAGTAGCAATTTGACTAAAAACCAAAGGAACGTAAACAGTAGACCTATAAGCTTTTTTAGAATTACTGCTTTCAAATTTTTGGTTATACATGTTTAACCATTTTTTAAAATTCGTATGCATCTTTGAGACTGCAGACTTATGTCCTGAATACGCATTGATTACAAAATTAGCAATGTACTCATTTGAACTTTCTAAATTTGGTTCATTTATATACGCCTCTGTCATTAATTAGCTCCTAATATAACTGTTATCTCATAGTCTTCAGTTGTTCCTACTTTGTATATGACATGTTGTGGTTGTGGTTTTTTCTCACTTATGTACCTATTTAAAAGTTCAATTTGACTAATTGGTATCACATAACTTTTCTTTCCCACCATAACCATCTCCTAAAATCCAGTCATTTCATCTTCTGGTACGTAACTAACCGCAAATTGAGAAGCGGCTCTTGGTCTCTTTGCAAATTGTAAGACTGCTGATTGAGCATCCAAAGCATCATCATCCTTGGTCATTCCGAAATCAATCATTTGAGCAAGTAATTTTACTTGACCCGGATGTAATTTTATAACCTTATTTCCATATTGTTTAGTAACTGCTTCTTTGTCATCATGTTGTAACATTTTAAATTTTCCATGATGCACATATGGCTTTAATGCCAACATCCTATCGTTTTTAGATACCTTATTCCCTGCTTTGTAAGGTACTAACTTACGATACATCTCAGGATAGTTTGATTTTATATATAATGTGTTAGCTGCATTAAAATTAGTTTCTATTCCAATTTTTTTGATGCCTTTTGATTTGTATGTCAAATAAGCATCCCACATAGGGGTAAAAGCCCCTTCAGCAGTTGTTTTTTCAGCATAACAATCGATATTAATGATGTCTGCATTAACATCTAATCCTGTAGTAACAATCGCTGTATCATCTGTCCTATTTTTAATCTCTTCACTTCCTGCGGTATCTATTGTTTGATAAATAGAAGCTGAAACAGGTAACTCAGTTATAAATTCTATATCTTCGATTCTAAATGAAGCGTTAGGGTCGGAAACTGGAAAATTCATCTGCTGACAAGCAAATTCCAAATAACCTCCGGCTTTTCGTGTCTTTTTATTAAAAACATTTTTAAAGTGCTTCAAGCTGAATCTCTCTGGAAAAAGTAATTTAGTATCTTTGTCATTCATCATTTCTTCAAATTGACTTCGCTCATACTTCGGATTTTCCATTGCCGATTCATTAATAACAAACTTAAATTTTTCTATATCTCCAGGTTTTAAGAACTCAGAATATATGTCGTTAAAATGCCATCTTGTTCCTACTATTATTAGTAATCCACCTGGGTCTAATAAATCTAAACAGTCAAGGTAAAAACTAAAAGTCTTATCTCTCATGTCTGCTGATCTTACAAATTCTCTTGTAACAATATCATCTAAAATAATTATATCAAAGTGGTAGCCTGTCATGTCTGTACCAATTGAACCAGCAGTAACACTGGCTTCTCTTAGTCCGGCTCTTCTTCCTTCAATACAAAATTTCTCTTTTGTCCAAACTTCTGTTTTAGATTCCCATTTACCAAATCTCTCAATAAACTTTTCGTTACGATCAAAATGACTCTTTATTGTCTTTGTAAATTCTACAGCCTTTTCTAATTTGGCTGAAGCAATTAAAATTCTTTTATTCGGGTCTTTAATTAACTGTTGAACTGACCAATCCTGAGTAATAAGTGTTGACTTAAAATGGCCTCTTGGTATCAAAGTTAAACATTCATCATCTGGTTCTAAGTTGTCTAAATTTTTAATTATCCTTTGGTGAATATTTCCCCAAACATTCTCTTTAGGATTGTCTGAACCTAAAACTTCACTACAAAGATACATGAGGTCTTCTTTACACTTCTTCTTCTCCAAGCGTTTCCAGAGTTCTTTTTTTAAGCTCCGTAATCTCCTCAATGAGACTATCAACTGCTCTGAGTATTTCTGTTGTTGAATATCCCTCATATTCCCCTAACACTTCCTGATTAAGTTTCTTGTACTTATAGTCAATATCTAAAAAAGTTTTTGCGGCCTTTTCATCCCCTGATTTAGCTTTATTAGCAAGTTGCTGTAGTGCCACCGCTCTATTTAGATCAAGAGTTTCATCAAAAGATAAGTCTGAATCGGTTGAAGTTTCTTTGCCCATTTGCTGATACTTCTTAATCTTCGAGACTACATAATCATCCTTTAATAGTTCAGATGCGGTTTGGGCAGCTCTTGATTTCGACCACCCTGCGGCTCTTGCCGCTTTTGCCCCATTGCCATCTTTCAAATATTCGTCTATAAACTTATCTTTTTTACTCTTTAATTCCTCTGCGGAAATCCTGGACATTAGTCGTTATCAATACTAATAGCTGCGAACCCACCAGCAACCTTGCCAGCCCAAACTACTGTAGCTGCACCTATATCGGTAGCTAATGCAGCTGGTGATGCTCCGAAATGAGCTAATGCTGTAGAAGCGGTGCTTCCTTCGTCATAAGCTAAAGCTACATATTGTCCTTCAATCTCCCAGACCATGTTTAAAGCTATTGCTACATCATCAATAGACAATGCTTCGATAGCTGTAACTAATGATTCAACTGTAGCTGCTGCTACATAATTGTATAAATTTGCCATGTTCTCCTCCTCTTTTATAAATTTTAATTATTCGGCTGCTTTAATTGCAACCCATTCGCCTGAGTCTGTTTTAAAGATAGCGGATACTTCCTCATCATCTATTAGATCAACCAAATCATGTAAAGTATTTGCTGATTCCTGTGTTACTGCCATATTGTCACCACCTTAATTATTTTTATACAAAAGAATATCTAATGTTATTTCTAAATCAGTATTTGCACCTGAAGCTAAAACTTCAATTTCTGTTTTCTCTTCAAACAGAATGTTTACTTTTCCACCTACTCTGAATCCTGCGTCTCTCCAACTTTCACCTGACTTTTTATATTTAAGTCTTATGTTTGGTGTAGCTCCATCAGTATGGTTTACCCTGCTGCCAACAATCATTGCGTTATTTCCTGCTGGTACTGTAAACACAAGCCCTTGATCTAATCCTAATCCTGCTGGGATTATTGCCATTGTAGTTACATCAGTTGTTACAGTAATGGCTCCAGCATTGTCTAATTCTGAACCAACAATTCCTGAGTAAACTTCATTAACCCTAATTAAAGGTGTCTGCAAGTCAACAACAGTTGTGCCATTTAAAAGAACTCTTTCAATGCTATCAGCGTAGTCAGCATCTAAACCTCTTACATAAACAACACCTACTCCTACTCCTTGTACTGCAGTAGATTCTTTATCTTGATTGTAATCAGTGTCGACTGCAGTTCCAGCTGCGAAAGTAACTACCACTTCATGTACTGAATTGGCAATTTTAATCTCACCAGAAGGTACATTATCTGAATTTAGAGTGTACCCGATAAAGTATTCAAACTTATCTACTGTATTCTGTGTGGTTGTTCCATTCATGGTTACATTTTCAGTAATGTAAGCACCTAACTCATTAAATCCCTTTACAATTATTGCTGTTAAGGAAGTGTCTAGAGTGTAATTATCACTAGCAGAGTCAGAAACAACTTGAAGTACTTGCACTGTTCTACTGTCTTTAGCGTCACCTGATTTTACTCCTGTGGCTGTTGCTGAAGTTAAGACATTTCCTGCGTACTTGCCACCTGCTGATTGTACTGTTTCATAAGTTGCATCAACATCTGTATTGTACCCTTGTTTATTTATAATCTCAACATGCCCTCTTGGGTGTTGCCCCATTTGTGCAATTTCCTCAACTGTGTATTTATCTGATGCTACTTTGTAATCAGCAAAGCCAATTCCAACTAACAAAAATAAAAACAATATTACTCTCTTCATTCCCGTTCCTCCTAATTTTTATTCATATCATGTTGCCACATATCAAACCCGTAATCATATCCATGGTCTATTACAAGTTGCTGATAACCTTTTGACATGCTGTCAAATATGTCTTTGTCGAATCCCTCAGAATTAGCAATCTCTTCTTCTGTTGGAATTTCTTCTTGTGGAATTTCTTCTTGGGTAGATTCTCCTTGAATATTGGAGAATAGTTTATTTATTGTGGAAATTGTTTTGCCAAAAAATTCATTATTGGCAGGTCTTGCATTGACATTTCTTAGCGGGTTTGCTTGAACTTCGTTCTCGTCAACTATTGAAAATCCTGGTTTGAAATCTGGCATGTTCGTCCCTTTTAATAAGTTATGGAATAGGTTACTTTTTACGCTACCTTTTCTTCTGAATAATGATATCATAAAATACCTCAAACCCCTCCAACTTTTCATTGTAGATATGTAAAATATCTTCGATAATTTCTAGGTGCTTTATGATTACCATGATGATTGAATCAATTATCATTACTTTATAAGCTCCTTACTTAGGACGCCCGTGTTGTATTTTTGGCAAAGATACTTGTAAAATGAGTAACAAAAAATTATGCCTTTTAGCGTTTAACTAGCTCCGATATTGTCTACCAGTAAATTATTTTTACTAAAAATTTTAGGTGTACATCCAACTCACCCTCTCTACCCTAGCCCAATCCCATTTGGCATTACGCTCAAGCTTTAGTTCGGTAGTTGTCAGGTATAACTTTATCATACTTTGCCATACTTTGTTAATTAGTACTACAATTTATTGTATATGGTAATACTATTTGTTATACTTCGTTATACTATACTACAGTTTATTGTATGTATACATACAGTTTATTGTATGTGTTAGTTTTTATACTTGCTGGTAAAGATAGGGTTACCACGTTTCACTACTATTTGGGGTCTATTTGCAATAGGTGAACTATAACCTTACGTTAATAGTATAACAAGGTATAACTTGCGGAATACTCTGTCTTTGAACTAGGCTGGGGAATTGTCAATATAGTATGTTACCTTGTATATTTATCTCTCTGAATTCTTATTATAGTTAATATACTTATAGTTATAGTACTACTTATAGTTAGTATACAGTTTTCTGTATGTATCAAACTACAGTTTTTTGTAGTAGTCTACTACAATTAATTGTATGAACCTA